TTGCTCGTTAAACCAGTCCTTACTTTGGTACTCCATAAAGACATTACTAGTGTCGTTTAGAACACACATAACCTTTACGTTGTCGCCACAGTCCGTCAAGGAATAAGTATTGTCGTCGGCTGTAGTAGAAACAGTAATAGTGCTTCTCAAGGCAGACCAGTCGTTAGACTCCTCTACTAACTTCTTAGCGTCGTTAATAAAGTCACCAACCATCTTGTTGTAAGTAGTGCTAGTAACCGACGTGGTTTCTTCTTCACGCAGCCTACGTAGCACGTTATTCATAAGGTTCAAGTATGTCATCCGATATATTCCTTAAACAAACTGCTTGTTATTCCGGTTGGTCCTAATGTGTCCTGTAAAGACGCTACGTAGTCAACTTGAGGTGCTTGACCTATTTCTTCCAACGTAGGCAACTCGTAATTAATGCCTGACATGAAAGGAGTAAAGTCAGTCTTCTTAGGTGCTGCCGCAGCTGCCATCATGCCTGTACCACCACCAACACCAGGTCCTGAACCATCACCAGTACCAGTCCCTGTTCCAGCACCTGAACCACCTCCAGTTCCAGTACCGTCTCCTACACCAGTTCCTTCACCAGTTCCGTCACCGTCACCATCTCCAGTTCCAGTAGTGTCTTTGGCCTGCTCTTCAGCGTCCTTCCGTACTTCTTCAGAAGACTGTAGATCCTTTTCTAACTGTTCGTCAGCAGCATCCTTGTTGGCTTGTTCAGCATCCTTAGCTTCGGTTTCAGCACTGGTGTCCTTCTGGGCGTTTTCGTCTTTGGTAGCTTCCTCAGCCGCTTGTTGCTCTTTGGCGGCTTCCTCTGCTGCTTGCTGCTCTTTAGCTTGCTCTTCGGCAGCTTGTTCCTTAACAGCTTCTTCAGCAGCTACTTCTTCTTTACGAGTTTGCTCAGCTTCTTCCTTACGTGCCTGCTCCGCTTCTTCTTTTTCTTGAGTCTCTGCAGCAGCTTCCTTTTCTGATCTTTCTGCAGCAGCCTCTTCCTTTTCTTGAGTTTCGGCGTCAGCTTCCTTTTTAGCCTCTTCAGCGTCCTTGGCTTGATCTTCAGCTTCTTTCTCTGCTGTTTCAGCCTCAGCGTCCTTCTGAGCTTCTTCGGCAGCTATTTCTTCTTTCTCTTTAGTTTCTGCAGCAGCGTCCTTAGCTGTTTCTTCGGCGTCTTTATCTTCCTGTTCTGCAGCTGTTTCTTCCTTAGTTTTATTTTCGGCATCCTTCTCAGCAGTCTCAGCAGCAGCCTCTTCTTTACGTTGCTCTTCTGCAGCAGCCTCTTTAGTTTCTTGTTCTGCAGCAACATCTTTATCTTCCTGTTCTGCAGCAACGTCTTTCTCTTCTTTTTCAGCATCTTTGTCTTGTTGTTCTGCAGCAGTATCCTTGGCTTCTTTCTCAGCATCTTTATCAGACTGTTCTGCAGCTACTTCTTTATCTTCCTGTTCTGCATCTTTTTCTTCTTGTTCTGCAATAGCGTCTTTATCTTCTTTCTCTGCGTCCTTATCAGCTTGCTCTGCAGCAGCGTCTTTTTGTTCCTTTTCGGCTTCTTCCTTTTGAACTTCTTCAGCAGCTTCTTTAGCTATTTCTTCAGCTTCTTCTTTTCTACCCTGTTCTGCTTCTTCCTTCTGCTCTGTTTCAGCTTGAGCATCTTTTTCTGCAGTCTCAGCAGCTACCTCTTCTTTCTCTTCGGTTTCAGCCTGAGCGTCCTTCTCAGCAGTCTCTGCGTCCTTAGATTCAGTTTCAGCATCGGCTTCCTTCTTAGCTTCCTCAGCTGCTACTTCTTCCTTTTCCTGAGTCTCAGCCTGAGCGTCCTTTTGGGTTTGCTCAGCGTCTTTATCTGATTGTTCTGCAGCTATTACTTCTTTTTTCTTAGTCTCAGCATCTTTGTCAGCCTGCTCTGCCGCTTGTTCTTCCTTAGTTTTGTTTTCAGCTTCTTTGTCAGCTTGTTCCGCAGCAGCATCTTCCTTTGCTTTATTCTCAGCATCCTTATCTTGTTGCTCAGCTTGCGTTTCTTTTGTTTCTTTTTCTGCGTCTTTTTCCTGTTGTTCAGCTACGTCCTTTTCCTGAGTTTCAGCCTCAGCATCCTTTTGAGCTTGCTCTGCAGCCTGAGCTTCCTTTTCCTCAGTTTCAGCCTGAGCGTCCTTCTCAGCTACTTCTGCTGCTCTTTCTTCTTTTACTTGGGTTTCAGCATCGGCTTCTTTCTTAGCTTCTTCTGCTGCTTGTTCCTCTTTCTCCTGAGTTTCAGCATCAGCTTCTTTCTTAGTTTGTTCTGCAGCTACTTCTTCTTTTTCTTGAGTTTCAGCTTCGGCGTCCTTCTCTGCTTGTTCAGCAGCAGCCTCTTTCTCTTCTGTTTCTGCTTGCTGTTCCTTTTGAGTTTCCTCAGCGTCCTTACCTTCAGCTTCTGCTAACTCTTTTTTATCTTCTTCAGCCTGACGGTCCTTCTCAGCTTTTTCAGCAGCAGCTTGTTCTTTTTCCTGAGTCTCTGCTTTAGTGTCCTTCTTAAGTTGTTCTGCAGCGGCCTGCTCTTTTTCCTGAGTCTCTGCAGCAGCATCCTTCTCTGCCTTTTCAGCAGCGTCAGCTTCCTTTTGTTCAGTCTCTGCTTGAGCTTCCTTATCAGCTGCCTCAGCTGCTTCAGCTTCCTTTTGCTCAGTTTCAGCAGTGGCTTCCTTCTGTGCTTCTTCTGCAGCTGCTTGTTCTTTCTGTTGTGTTTCTGCAGCAGATTCTTTTTCTGCTTTTTCAGCAGTCTCTTTGTCAGCTCGCTCAGCAGCATCTTTAGAAGCTTCTGCAGCAGCGTCCTTAGATGCACGTTCGGCTGCAGCATCTGCATCCTTTTGTCTCTCAGCTGCAGCAGCGTCCTTCTGTCTTTCCGCAGCAGCATCTTGTTCTTTCTGCTGTCTTTCCGCAGCGGCTTCAGCCTGATCCCTTCGTATTTGTTCAGCCGTGTCTTCAGCAGAAGGAACAGTACTAGCTAATGGGTCGTCTTCATCAGTAGGAGTAGTAGAAGAGTCACCTCCGCCACCTCCACCGCCACCTATTTCAGGCTCAGGTTCAGGCTCAGGCGTTTCTTCAGTAGGGTCGTACTCAGGGTCTATAAAAATTTCTGTTGGTTCGTTAGGGTCTCGTACACGAATAATGTTGCCAGATTGATCTACGTCATTAATCTGACCGTACTCTTCACTTCTATCGTAGTTAAAGTCTATTACTACTTGAGAACCGTTAGTATTAACTGTGTATCCTGACTGAGCCAGTGCTTCAACTAATTCTTCTTGAGTTGAGACACCAAACAAACCCATTAAAACTTCCTGGTCTGAATCGGAGAGACCAAAGAAACCGTTAGCGTCTACACCTGTTCCAATGCTTGTCATATGATCGACAATAGCACCGATGTCTTGTTGATCTACTGCACTATCAATAGCAGATTGAAAAGCAGTGTCTGAAAACTGTCTAGGATCATAAGGAACCTGACCTTCAGTTAAACCTGTTAGTTGGTCTACAACAGTAGGGTCACTTACTATGTTACCGTCGGCGTCAAACCATTGACCTTCGTCTTGGTAGTAAGCAAGGTTGCCTTCAGAGTCATAAAGACCGTCCTGACCTAACTGAATTTCTCCTGTAGCAATAATAGACGCGCCGTCTTCAGCAAAGCCGTCATAGTAATCAACAGTGCCGTCTTCGTTTACTGCAGCAGTGCCTCCTAAGTCATAGACATTACCGTCAGCGTCAACATAAGTTCCGTCAGAAGTATACCGAAGTCCTTCTATGTCTTGACCTAGAATTCTATTACCGTTTTCGTCGGTATAGTAGTAGTATGAACCAGGGTCTATGTAGCCTTCACCTGCTCTGTACTCTAGTTCTTCTTCATCTATTTCTTCTACAGCACCTTCTACAGCATCACCAATTTGACTTACAATTTCTTCAAACTGTTCTGTGTACTCAGAGATGTCAGTATCAAATAAACCTTCTGCTTGTGACAAGAAGTCTTCAATAGCACTAATGTCTGGTACGTAGCCTCTAAAGAATTCCTCAAGCTGGTCTAACTCAGTTTGTGCTAAGTCTTCTAGGTTTTCTAAGTACTCACCAAACTGGTCCGTAAAACCTGCGCGAACCATAGCTTCAATAAGCTGTTGTGGGTCTAATTCACCGCTTGTAGCTAACTGAGTAGCTGAGTTAATAACACCTGCTTGAACAACAGCGTCAACAAACTCGTTACCTGTTTCTAATGCTTGGAGTGCTTCCTGTGCAATGTCGGTGTCTAACAAACCACCAGTAACAGCAGCTTGTATAACACTTTCAAGACTTATGTCTAAGTCACCACCTGTTAAGACGCCGGTAGCTACCTGTGAGATTACTGAGTTAACAGCAGCAGAAAAAGCCGCAGCAGAAGCACCACTTAAACCTACTGTAGAAGAAAGAGCAGAGCCAACTCCAGCACCGCCTAAAGTTAAGCCTACAGCAATTTGGAAGCCTGCTTTAAATATGTCTCCGGCACCGGAACTTTGGTCTTCTACTTTAACGTAGGCTGATCCATTCCATCTAAAGCGGTCTCCCGAAGTAGAATAAAGGTCAGTAACAACACCGTACTTACGTAGTAACGCT